GGGGTTGTGTATGTTCCGGGCCGCCATGCGGCCATACCATTCTCTGCAATCATCAGACCTACTTCTGACAAATGCAAGTCGTTTGCAACTTGGACGTAGCTTTCTGGATCGAAAGTGACGACACGTGTGTTGCACTCACGTCGGCTGTACTCGCGTGTAATCAGTTTTGAAGGCTTGGCGCTGTTTGCGTACGAGCTGATCAATGTTCTAATGACTGGTATATAAGCTGTATCACGTTTTAGACATAAGTTCAACGCTGCACGGATGCTTTCTGGTGTGTCCCGTACTTTAGACCATCCCAATCTCAACAACGAACGCGCGACGTCTACACCGAAGCATAGTTGTCTGCGCCCATCGACGATAGCTGGATAGAATCTTCCTGAACAATAAGAAGCACTGAGTGCGTTGTTGTGTAACTTTGTCTCTGGTAATAAGCCAAACTTCAATAACATTGTATCTGCTCTGAGCGCGCAAACTGTCGCAGTTTCGGGGCTCCAGCCTCTGAAAGCTTGGGCCCAGCCATGTACTGCAAGCAAATTTTCGAACGTATTTCCCCCGCTCGTCTGAGTCTGACCACTGGGCCGTTTGTTCTCCAACTTAACGGCGATCGTGTCCGAGTTCTCGTATGACAATTTTGATCCATCTGTCTCCGCTGTGGCGGTGTAACTGTAGGCGAACTCCATAGCCTTCTTAATTATGTAGGCAGGCACGATGTGTTTTGACTTCCGAAGATCGTCGTAAGATAACATAGCGTATAGATTGAAGTACATCTCATTTTCGACAGACAGTTTCGCATTGTTGAATGTGGATTCGAACCTGCCAAAATCGATCTCGATGACTATCCAGTTGCCTCTGCCATCATGCGCGACGCCTATCGAATCGTCTCCATTGAGGAGGACTTTAAAGCACGCGTATGCCGTAACTTCCAGACACCACATGTAGTCCTCACCAATCTCGACCGGTTGTTTGCCTCTAGTGAATCTATATTGAAAGTAATTGCCCGTCTGGTCCATGGTTTTGGCTGCTGCTAATGATATCTTATCAAACGCCGTTGTGAGTGCACCCACGATCGATGATGCGCTCTTAGCGTCGCAAATGATACGGACGCATTTTGGTTTGGATGGTTCATCAGCTCGTTTCGGGCATCCAGTTTCAACTTTGATGAAAGTCGAACACATTTTCTTGGCTTTAGTACCAGCCAGTTCAGACCTTTCCAATTGCGCATCGAGGTAGTTTTTCTTCATGAGAGACTGTTTCTGGTACATAATGTCCCACCAGTATTTGGTGCTTCTCAAACTAGGATGGAGCTGCAAATAGGTTTCCATGGCTGTGAGCAGGTCTATGACCACGTCCCTGGCGAGCACCTTCCACCAGTTGTCGCGCCAATGGTCGGTAAAGTTACGTGATGCCAATAGTCGTTCATCAAACCCTACCAAAAGGTTTGTGTGGCAATTGTTTTGATAAACATCCACCGGCACTCCCGGTACCACAGGACCGATCGCCTGAGCACCGCGCTTACGTACGTGATTGCAACTGGGCAACACCAGTCGGCCATTTCTGTACATGCTGCTGTCCGCATGGCATTCAGGTCGCTCATGGGGGACCGGGTCTTCATCACAACATATGGCCATAACGTCTCTACCCGCTCTGAGGTCTGGGTCATAAATGACCGCATGATTGGGCAACAGAACTATAACGCATTGGCCTGCAATCTGAGCATCTTTGAACAGTTGCCTTGCCGTCTTGCCGGCTGGAAACCAGACTATGAATTCTTCTTTGGTGCCGCTATTAGCCCAACGGTATTCTAGAAGGGGGATCTTGTAGTGCAGGCACAACTCAAAGATGGTGCCGGTGAGCATGCCACCTGCCTTCTCAAGAATGGATGGGACGCTTATGAGTGGTTTCTTCAATACGTAACACAAGCTCTGCATCACGCAACGACTCTTCTGCGCCCCTTCAAGGAGTACTTCGACTCCATAGTTCTTCATGAGCTCCGCAAACCTCATCTGTTCAGGTGGACAGTTCTTCTTCCAAGATTTGACATACGTCTTCACGTCGACCATGTCACCACCTTTGACGACCTCCAAGTCGTGGATAACTGCTTGTATGGCGATGTCGAAATCAGAGGCGTCAGACGTCAACGCTGCGATTGCTGCCTGCACGTTCCGCGTGGGGACTTGTTTGGTGATGGTAGTGGGGCTGAGCGAATGCGTTATACAGTCGGACCAAGTGGCAATCTTAGGACCTTCACACATAAGTTCAATCAGATCTTCTGGTATCTCGTCCTTCTCATAGACTTCCTCAGCTTTGAGCACCTTCCTTTTGATTTCGGGATCAATGGGGTCAGCACACAGATCCGCGAGACTCATGTGTTTTGACCTGGAGAGCGGCATCATCTCAATCTCAATAATCTTCTCG